ACCCCATGCGCTCTCGCCCCAACCTGTACTTGCTACTGCCGCATCATATATTTCACCGCCTTCGGTAACATCAGCACCTGTAGCAGTCTCAGTAATACCGGACAGTAAAGAAACAACAGAAACAACAGCGTCTGACCCGGTTCCTGATTCAACAACTATTCCAGCATACAGAGGTGATCCCTCCATAACATCTGAGCCTGTCGCAGTATCTGTTACGGCTGAGTCGTAAAGCTTACTTGTTGCAAGCGCGTCTGTGGCTGTACCTGTTTCGCTAACAGTAGGGGCTACGCTAAGCGCAGAAACAACTGCGTCTGTTCCGGTGGAGGCTTCGTCTACGGAGCTAGTGAAGGCGGTAAAACCGCCCCACCCTTGTTCGCCCCAGTAGCCGCCACCCCACCCGGCCATATTAAGCCGCCAAGCTGAATGTGTACGTCACAGACAATGTATCACCATTAACCACAGAACGGTCACCGGGTGAGCCAAAGTCAGCGGCAGAAAACAAAGTACCTGTTGCGCCACTTTTGTCATTAGCGCTGGTCAAAAACGCGCCGCCCACTGTGGCTGTGTCATCGATGTTAAACACAGCGGGTGAAGCTGAGTTAGTCACAACAGATGGGTTAGCCGTTGTAGCTGTTGCAAACGTAGCGGTCACGCGGTTTGCGTTGCTGTAGGGCACAATTTCTGTCCAACCAGCGTGAGAGGCCATAGTGTCGCCAGCCGCTGGGGTGTTAGAAGCTGCTGCGCCATACAGACCGAGATACCAAGTGGTGATCTGAGTTACTGAAGTCAAGGCACTGCCCGCCATGTAGCGCAGGCCAGCGTTAACCACCAAGTTCTTAGACTCAGCAGTCCACTTCAAGTTGCCGTCTTTGTCACGGCACTCAACGTGGTATTTGCCAGAAGCTTGTGCAGCTTCAGCGGCTTTGGTGTTGCAAGACAGGCCACCAGAAACTACGTCGGTGGCTTTGGTTTTTTCAATAGTCATGATGACTCCTTAGTTAGAACTACGAATGAGAGCCGCCGTAGCGGTATTTGCTGGCATGGTGATTGTAAATGTACCAACGGATGTTTTGTCAGACCCAAAGTCCAACACAGCAATCGAAGGCTTACCGGCAACCGTATCGTTGTAAATCAACGCACATCTTGCGGTGATTGCCCCATTCCACGAGATGTTTGGAAAGCCTACAAAAGCGGTGTATCCAGAGGACGATACCGTGATAGGTGTTAACTGCGCCCCACCAGCAGAGTAAGTGCCTGTATTAGGTACTTCGTCAGTTGAACTGTATATGGTTGTGTCTTCGTTCAGATTAGCGTTAGCCGTGTACAAGGCAATCTTAATAACGTCAGTCGTGAGGTCATGAATACCTTGGTACAACTGCGCCTTAAAACTGGTGGTCTGGGTTTGGATAATCGACATATCAAGTTACCTTCTGACGGAACTGACCAGAACGGTAAGCGTCTTGACGCTCCATACCATCACCCAAACGCTTGGCCAACGCAAGAGCTTCCATAAACTTCTGGTTGTACAACTGCATCATATCGGTTTCACCCTTCATGTAGGTGTAAGCCTCAACCAAAGATGCGTACAACAACACCGTGTCAAAGTTATCACCCAGCCATGTACGCCCATCTGCCGCCGTTGTAATTGACTCGGGGTAGAAGTAGTAGTGAAGTTCAGTGAAATAAGCCGAGTCAGGCGTTGGGCCAAGGATAAACGTTAGCTCGTCTGCATTGTCTGAGCGGGGGCCAAACAAAGCGTAGTACTTAGGCAGGGCTGTCTCATTGGGTGTGGGGTACGCTTGACGGATAAAGTTAACGTCTTTGTTTAACAAGTACTCGTACGTACCTGTGTTTAGATTTCCGTTGACTACACCAGTAATGATTGCCAAAGAGTACACAGCCAAGAAGTCCGTTGGGCACTGCAAGTAATTGTTGTTTGCCGTTACCTGCCCATACACGTTCTTGCGAATCGAAGGGAACTGAACCGAGTTATAAATACGCTGCTCAGACTGCGTAACAAACACGGGAAGATTAGCCACGAAATCTGCTTCCGTGTTCTCCGTGTACGCTTGTATTGCGTTATATAGCGCGGTTCTATCCATGTTTATGCCATTGGCCCACGAGCCATAGTTCCCTTGGTCGCCGCGCCGTTACCACGGGTGACGATACCGGATGTCTTGGTGGTTTCGTTACCAGCAGCCTTGCTGATGTTGCCAATAGACATGTTAACGGTGTCAGCTTTACTGCGGTTTGGGGGAATGCCGGGGTTTGTAGATGGGACAACAGGCGCACCACTCATGGTGTGGGGCTTGGCGTACGCAGAAGCGGATAGATTGTTTATCTTGGCCATGTTATTTCCCCTGATTCTTAACTTTGGCCATACCGCGACCATACTGCATCATCATCTCATTGGTCTTACCACCCTTGGCAAGCTTCGTGGGCTTTTTGCCGGGGTGCATGTTCTTCTCGTGCTTACCAATGGCGGACTTCACCATCTTCTTGTCTTGTGTCATGTCTTTCATAACTAACTCCTAAGTAACTGTTACTGTAACTGTACCAACAAATGTCGTTGCCACCAAGTAATTCTGTGTCAAAGCAACATCAAAATTACTGGCCCCACCCACAGGGTTCCAACCCCACTGAATATCCCGCGAACCACCAGTCAAACTGCCACTAGCGTTTGTGCCTGCCGTAACGTACGTTGTATCCTTGCGCGGGTTACGTACAGCCTGTGGATCATCCACTGGGTACATACCCAACAACAACTGCGGCTGATCGGGATCAAAACACTGCGGGCACACAAGCAGATTATAAATCTTTGTCTTCTGTATCTCTTTACGCAGTGCCGTCAATTTGAACTGTTGGCCGCACCTATCGCACATGGCGATACTGTTCTTGCCAGAAGCAAACCGATTGCCCATTTACGTGCCACTACCAATAAACTGTTGCCTCGGAACAAAGCGAACCGAAGCCTTCTCACGATCTTCATCAGCGGCCAACTGCCAAGCTTCATCGTACTGTTGCTTCAAGACAGGCAGGCGCTCAGCGCCATTCTCAATCTTAAGAGCCAAGTAATAAGCAAGACCAGCCACCATACAGGGCAGGAAGCGGAAAGGCACATCCATTGTGCGTACGCCCCCGCCAGCATCATCAATACGGCGCATGCGCCAGTAAACAAACTGATACGTTGTACTGTTGTCTGGGGTTGGCCAGAGGGTCACAGAGGGCAGATTTTGCGTGTACACGGACACGCCTGTTAAATGCGCTGCCGCAGTCGTACCGTTTTGCCCACGGAAGCAGTTGTTAAGCACGTTGCCAGAGATGTAGCCGTACTGGACAGTCTCGTTTTCAATCAACAAGAACCCTGTAGCTGGCAGTCCGGCAGCGGAAGTTAATGTGATTGTGGTATCTGTGGCTGTAATCCCGCCGTTAAGTGTGGTGCCAATGGAAGAAGTCTGGCCATCTAAACGCTGATACCACACCTGAATTGGTCGGGCTTGTTGCAGTTTGTTGGGAATCGTGGCGTAGGTAGAAACACTAATACGCGTAATGGTCAGGTCAGCCTGCGTGGATGCGCTGCCTGCGCCCGTTCGAATCACATGCTCAAGTAGATCCACCGTATCTACAGGCAATGCGTAGTTGTTTAGACCCGGAGTCAGGTTAATTGTCCCCTGCTCAAACGTCCACATGTTGACACCACGGTTTGCCCAATCAGCAAACATCAAGTTCAATGAACGACGTGCTGTGCGTAAATCGTAGCCCGTACGCAACTCCGAACCGGCGCGTTCAAACGCTTCCTCAACCAACTCAGTGAGGTCAAGGTTAAACGCTGTGGTTCCTGAAGTGGTCATCTAAATCCTGCCGTTTTCTTTGCAATCGTTTTAGGTTGAGCTACGAATTGTTTTCCGGCTTTTTTGCCAGCACGTTTCGCACGCGTTGTCGCAGCGTACTCAGCAGGACTGAGGCTCTTAATCGCAGCGCTAGGAAGGTATCGCTCACCAGTGTCAGAAGATTTTTTACCACTTTTGGTTCTCCATTTTTGGTCGCCCCAGTCCTTCAATGATTTCTGAGGTGCTTTCAATCTCGGTAACCCCCGCCTGCCGCCTTGTACTTCTTGGCAACAAGCTGAGCTTTACGCGCTGACCACTGACCTGCGCCAGTGCCATGGGTTGCTGCGGCTTTTACTTGAGACACAATCCTCTTGCGAAGACTGGGCTTTGTGTAATTGCCTGCGGCGTTGACCTTCCCACCCTCTTTGTACTGGGTAAAGTCAGTGTCGTCCCGCCGGGCCTTCTTCTTGCCCTTGGGCATCTTAGAGGGGGAGATGTCCCCCATACCGCGACTGGCCATCATTTTGTACTGCCTTTAACTTTCTTGGCTAAAAACAATTTGTCAACCATCTTTATCCGCTGGGGTTTGGTTGTAACTTTGTTAATAATAGCCAGCCGTTTGGGTTCACTTGCACCGTAAAACCCAGCCTTCTTTAAAGACTTAACTACACTGCCTGTGGGTTTTACGGTTGCCATACTATCAACACATCTTTCCGCGGGTCTTACCTTTAGTGGCAATACCGTCTGCACGTTTAGAAGCAGTCATACCGCCTTTAGCGTAGCCCATGTCGCTGATTTTTTTACGAGCAGCAGCATCTTTAGCGTCTTGTTTAGATTCTTCAAGTGCATCAAAATTAGCAGGCTTCTTAACGCCGCGAGACTCCCGCTTCATTTCAGCAGCAGCTTCCCGCTGCTCTTTTTCACGGCGCTCATCACCACGTTTGGTCATTTCACGATCTGCTTTACCGACTCCGTACAAGCCCGCAGCAATGCCTGTTGCCCCTGCTGCCTCTTTAAGCAAACTTGTTCCAACACCACCACTACCACGGCTTTGATCGTAATCGTTAACGCTACGTTTCATGACAAACTCCTTAGCAGGCTTTGCCGCCGCGTTTCATGCCAATCTCTGTGCCTTTGGTATTGCCTTTAATAGCAATACCGTCAGCGCGTTTAGAAGCAGAGCCGCCATTGGCCATACCGCCTTTTTTCATGCCTTTGCCGTCACCAATGAAAGCGGGTTTACCGTCTTTCATTGGCATACCGCCACCAGCCATTTTCTTAGCAGGAGCACCTTTTTTCTTAGCCATCATTGCCATGAAGCCGGGGTTCATTTTAGAAGCCATAGTATCACCACCTTTTGA